GCGAGCCGATAGAAGGTATAGGCGGAAGCAAGCTTGTACAGCTTGAAAAGGGCGCAGCGGTAAGCAATGACGAAGGGTACAAGATGGCAGTAACTGACGCATTCAGCACGGCTTTGAAAATGCTCGGAGTTGCCGCCGACATCTACGCCGGGCGCTGGGACGGAAGCAAGTACAAAGAAGAGCTGCCCTCTCCCGTAGAAGCCGTAAAACAGGCATTCAACGGAGAAGTAGTACAGCCAAAGCATATGCCCGCAAAGTTGGCATTTGAGCCGAAGGGCGGAGAGACAACTGTGGAAGAAAAAAAGGAAATCGGCAATTTATTAAAAAGTAAATACGCCGACGGCGCGCCGATCTTCAGCAAAGAAGAAATGAAATCCTACAGCGACAGCCGCAAGGACTACACCGCCCGAGATGTAATCGACAATATCAAAGCGGAACTGCGGAAGCGATTAACGCCGCCGCATGCGACAACTGAACAGCCCAACTTTGACAATATGCAGCCCGTAGGACAGAGCGAGCAGAGCTTTGACATTTTCTAAGGAAGCGGCGGAATGGTGCAGTATGTATTAAAACGGGTAACTATTGCGGGGCGCATTGCGTTTGAACCGCCCTCCGATCGGGGCGCGAACGAGAACATAAAGCGCGAGATTCGCAAATGCCGCGACAAACATAACGATTATGTGCTTGTAACCATTCAGACGCCGAAACGCCCGCGCACAACAGGCGCGTTTTCCCAAAATCACCACTTAAACGGGCATATCATGCAGATATGCAATGAAACGGGCAACAGTTACGAAGCGGTTAGAAATGCCGTGAAGATGATTGCGGTTGAACAAATGGAATATCCGTACACCGATTTTCACGGCGTTATAACGCCGAAGCCTGAAAGTGAGTGTTCAAGTGAAGAATGCGCAAAGCTGATTGAAGCGTCTCACATTCTTGCGGCTGATTTAGGGCTAATCTTGCAGGAATAAGACAAAGGGGGGTGGGAAATGACTAAAAACGAAATAGCAAAACGCGCGTATGTGTTAGCCGTTTCAGGCGGACTTTGCGAAGTATGCTCCGCGCCGTTGAATCTTAACACATGGCAGGGCGCACACCGCATAGCTGATACCGTTTCAAATCGCGCAAAATGGGGCAGTTTTATCATCGACAGCCCCTTAAATATCGCGGCGGTATGCAGTCTAAAATGCAATGACGCTTGCAATATCGGGAATGATTACGGCAAATGTTTAGCACTCGCTGAAAAAATTATACGCAAAGAGAAGATATACCGTTTCAATGAAGTATCGGAGAGTTAAGGTTGAAACGGATGTAGTCGAAAACGGGCAGTTATTACTTTTAGAGGAAGCCCCCTACTCTTATGAAAGTGAAAATTTGCCTTTTTATGAAAATCCTGAAACGGATGAACAGCGGCTGATGACTGCACAGCATGATTTTCTTCTATTTAACAGTGCAAAAGCATGGCAGGAACTTTGGACGTTGACTATAACCGTTGCAGGTAGAGCTATCGCCGCCGAGCGAAAGAAAAAGAAGTTTTATCTTTCGGCGGATGATAAAGCTGATAAACAGATAGACGCGGCGGAGTACCTACTGCGCCGTTACAAAACGATACGCGGATATTTTATTCGCGGCAATTTTATTGCGGCAATAATCGACAGCGTGAGGCACGTACTTTATTACCAAAGTGAGAGTGATAAGCTGGTTGATTTTGTCGCAATCGAAAAATTGGAAACTATGCCGGTAGTACCAAAAACGGTGGAAAAGAAGCGAAAAATCACAGGTTTGGTAGAGAGCGACGGAATTACAGGACAACTGGCTTTAGAGCTTGATTTACCGGTTGAAACTTTTAAGGAGTAAACGAAATGAACAGAAAATTGATTTTAATACATCAAAATCCAAATGACAAATGAAGTAAAAATCTATGGCATCGCACATACAGATAAACGTCTTGTAGATTTTATTGTGCAGAGTTCCATAACGTTACTTAAAAAAGGAGAAATTACGTTGAAAGAAATAAGAGCCTTAGACCCTTTTACCGGAGACGGCATATTTTTAGACGCTCTCTTAACGCACAATGTTGATTATGTTTCTGCGTATGAAATTAGAAGTGAGCAGTATACGCGTACAAAAGAAAAATACGGCAAGCGCGTTGATATTTATTGTACAGACGCTTTTTCAATGCGTCCGCAAAACTACAATTTAATTATCGGTAATCCGCCATATGGAAAATGCACGAAATCGGCACAAATTGACGAGCGAATTCATCAAACATACGGCGGGGGAGCAGTAAATGAGCGAGCATTGTATGACGGATATATTCGCGCAATCCGTTGGGCAAGCGATAATTTGGAACAAGGTGTGATTGCATACATCGTAAACAACAGTTTTATTGACAATAAAACTTTTGCCAATTTTCGTAAGCAAGTTGAATTAGAATTTCAAGCCGTATATATCGTCAATCTGCGTGGAAATCATCGTACAAACGGTGAAATATGCAGAAAGGAAGGCGGCAATGTATTTGGGAATGAGTGCAGGACAGGAATAGCAATAATTTTTTTACAGAAAAAATTATTACGAAAACCGAAACCCATACATCAATTACCTTACAAAAAGCAGCTAGATTTATTTGCATAACTAATTAAGGAGACAAACGAAATGTCAGACGCTTATACATCATATTTTAAGTTAGATTATAACAATACAGAGAGTTATAAAGATTTGGAAAAGTTTTTTATCGACAACGGTTTTAAGAAGTTGCCGGAAAGCTGCGATCCTAGACCTATGTATTTTCAGAAAGGCAATCTGAAAATAATTATTAGGTGGTATAGAAGTCTCGTAACATTGGACATAGAAAATGAAAAGAATGGAGACTGTATCGAAATTAGTTTCGATGAAATATGCGGAGCATGGCTACCGGTTATAGGTTGTAAAACATATGAATTGCTCTATGAGGGTGCTAGGCGGGCTGAATTGACTATAGAAAAAACAGGGGATGAAGAATGACGAAAAACACCCCCACACAACAGAAAATCACCGAAATCACGGACGCTATGCGAGAGCTGCTTTTGTACAAAAATCAAAAGTACGGAGACAGCGCATTAAATCCTAAACAGATATTTTATAAAGGCAACGCGACAAGTTCCATTCTCATTCGCATTGACGATAAACTGGGACGTATTATGGCAAACACGGACGCAACGCCGCGTATAAACGATGTAGCGGATATCATCGGCTATTGCACCTTGCTTTTAATCGGCATGGGTATAACGGCGGATGATATTCAAAAGCTGATGGATTAGAGCATGAGATACCTTTCAGTGTGTTCGGGAATAGAAGCGGCAAGCGCGGCGTGGAAGTCGCTCGGCTTTACACCCGTAGGCTTTGCGGAAGTTGAGCCGTTCCCATGTGCGGTACTGCAAGCACATTTCCCGAATGTTAAAAATTATGGAGATATAACGAAATATGACGAATGGGACGAAATCGGAGCAGTTGACATTGTTGTCGGAGGAACACCTTGCCAGTCTTTCACAGTTGCCGGGAAAAGGGGCGGATTATGCGACGAACGCGGACAGCTCATGTATGCATATTTGGGCATTGTGGGAAAGTATCAACCGCGATGGATTTTATGGGAAAACGTTCCCGGCGTATTATCTTCCGGCGGAGGAGCTGACTTTGCGGCGTTGTTATCCGGATTGGAAGAACGCGGGTATAGGTGGGCGTACAGGATGCTTGACGCTCAATATTTCGGAGTCCCCCAAAGACGGCGTAGAGTCTTCGTTGTCGGACATAGTGATAATCGGGCAGACCTTGCCGCAAAAGTATTATTTGAACCGGAACAATATCAATTTTATTTTAAAGCGAGCAAAATCGAGAGGAAAGAAATTACCGGAACGCTTACGACAGGCTTTGGAATGCGCGGATTTGACTGCGACTCAATCTTAAACAATATATTTGCGGTTGAAAGTTATACGCCATCATCGTTTGCGCAGTATAAAAGCGGGATAGGAACGGTAAAAGCAGCGGGCGGAGATTTCGGCGGCGGAAGCGAAACTTTGATAAAAGACGGGCAAAGAATACGCCGCCTTACACCGCTTGAATGCGAGCGATTACAAGGATTCCCCGACAACTGGACACAAATCGCGTATCGCGGAAAAGCTGCGGACGAATGCCCCGACACGCCTCGCTATAAGGCAATCGGCAATAGCATGGCGGTACCCGTTATGCGCTGGATTGGAAAGAGATTAAAGAGGATAGAAACATTATGAAGCTTTACATTGTAAGCAGTACCCCTACCGGGAAAGGGGATATAAACGGAATGTACGTTTTAATAAGCGAAGAAGGAGAGTTTTTCGCTCAGCATTTTTGTTCTTCAAAAAATTGGGCGATGGATGATTTAATTTTGCACAATTGGGAATTGCAGGAAAAGCTTGATAAGCGTTTCGGACACAACAATTGGGAAGTATTGTATTTAGGTGATGATGATATGACGATTCAAAAACTTATGGAATTAAATGACCAGTTTTACGGAGAAGACGAAAGCGACGCGGAAGCTCAAGAAAGCGAAAGCGACATTAAAACTTAAAAAGTTAGGACCGGAAAAAATGAAGACGATACAACTCACACAATTAACAAGGATGTAATTATGGTACAGTCGTTTATATTTTATGAAAGTTTCAAAAGGCAGTTGGACGAGCTTGACGATGATGATAAGCTGCGCTTCTATGAAGCAATTGCAGCGTACGGAATCGACGGCATTGAACCTGATTTTTCGGGGCTTGCAAAAGCGTTGTGGCTTCAATTTAAATTCGTAATAGACGAAACGGCTGCGCGCCGGAATCAGAATACTGAAAACGGCAAAAAAGGCGGTAGACCTACAAAGTACGTAAATAAAGAAGCGCAAGAAGTTCAATCGCAAGAATCTCAAGAAGTTTCAGCCGAAAACAACGAAAACAGCACGGATAACGCCGGTTTTGAGGTTATCGGAAAAACCGAAAATAACCCAATTAAACCGAAAATAACCGACTTAAACCAAAAAAAACCGAACCCTAACCCCAATGTTAATGTTAATGTTAATGAGAATGAGAATGAGAATGAGAATGAGAATGAGAATGAGAGTCCCCCGCAAAGCGCGGGACACTCTCCGCCCCAAAAACTCGAAGCACGAAAAACCGCAAACACTCCACCGGACTTGGAATCACTGCGCCTTTCTCACTTGCTTTGCGAGCTTCACAAGAAATACGACGCTAAATACAATCCCTCTCCAAAGCTCATGGAGCAATGGGCGGCGGACATCGAAAAGTTGCACCGGCTCGATAAGCGAGACTATGCAGACATCGAAAGCGTCATACGCTGGGTTAAAAGCGACGGGAACTTCTGGCTTTCGAACATCATGTGCGGCGCAAAGCTGCGCGAGAAGTTTCCGCGACTTTTCACGCAAATGACGCAAAGCAAGGGTATCGGCAAAGGCAAAGGTAACGCCATCGCACATAGCGACGTCGATATAGTCGACGTCGAGGAAGTTGATATTCCGTTTTAGGATTTTTGGGAGAAATTATGACACAAACACAAATCGCGACAAAATCAAAAAACGAAATAAAACCGCTTGCGCTTCACCCGATGTTTTCCG